CCGGTTACGATGACCTTGTGAATCGCTCCGGCGAGGGTTCCTTCGAACTTCACATCGGGAAGCGTCCGCGCCGCTTTGTCGAGGGTCGAGACGTCCGCGACAAGCGGAACGGATACGGTCGGCTCGGGAACCGCGGCGAGGATTCCCTGACCGATGCAAAGCTTCAAGACCGCCCGAACTTCGGCTTCGATGATCGCGACCCCGGGATCGGTATACGGGATCTTGTCGGCGTTCGCCAGTCGGGCGAAGATGTTTTCCTGAAGCCGCGCTCTCATGAAGTCGACGGATTGGGTGATATCGATAAACTCACCCGCGGACGTGATCCCCTCTTCCGTGATCGCGATCCCGGCGACGACATGATACAGGTTGCATTTCTTCGCGCGGATGTTCGTGATCTCCGTCTCCGTCAGAACGACGGAATCCGACCCCGCGATGGTCTTGAACTTCCAGGTCATGGAACCCGGATCCTTCGGGAGAGCGAGCCCGAGCCATCCGGCTTCGGGATACTGAACGAGATCCTTCGGATGGTACAGGAGGAACGTCCGCGCGTATCCCGCCGCGGCAAGATCCGAAGCGATGTCGTCGGTAACGGCGGAATCATAGATCCCATCGTCGCCGCTGGAAGCCGCGAAGATCTTGACCAGCGTCTCGATATAGGCGGCAGCGGCGAGGATGACGGCATGTCCGTGATTCGTGAGAACGAGCCCATACCAATCATCGTTTTCTTCCTGAACCGCGGCGATGTCTTCGGCGATCGGAGTGACGGTCCCGTCGGGAGTCGCGTTCTCGACGTGCAAGATCTGACGCTCTTTCGCATAGAACGAAAAAGCGTCGGCGACCGTGCTTGCTTCGATCGCGAGATACGTTGTGTTGTCGGTCGTCACTACGGGCTCGGAAAGAGCGTCGATCGCGGTCTTGAGACCCGCGGTGATTTCCGCGACGGTCGGGGAAGCGTCCGTCGTGAAAGTCGCTTCGAGCCCGTTGACGTATACGGTATATGCATACGTCGCTTTGAGGTTCGTCGAGACGGGGGTCAGCTTGATCAGTTGCTTTTCGGTTCCGGTCTCCCGCCCGACGACGACCTTGTCAGGGCGCGGATTCTGGGAGAAGAGCGACTGAACCGCGCGGACGGCGGGGGAATCCGCGGAAAAGCCGTCGGTCAACATTGCCGCGATCGACGTATAGATCCGGCTCCGCTCGGGGAACACGGTATGATACGCCATGACCAGCGGGGTTCCGAACCCGACCCGACTGGGAGCGGTCGTCAGAGCGGTGATTGTCACGTTTACGATATCCGAAAGCGACATGGTCTCTCCTTTCAAACGTCTCCAAGCGTCGCGTCAATTCCGAGACTTTCGGATTTGACCTTGACCTTGTTGACATAGCCTGTAAGCTCTTCGAGATTCAGCGTCGCCCCCAAGACGACATCCATTGCCGCCCGGGAGACGAACGAGTCTTCGATGACTTCGTCTAGGTTTTGTACAGTACCGGGTCGCTCGACGCTGATTCCGGCGGCATGAAGCGAAGCCAAGACCGACGGAAGCGAAAGCGAGGACTGCGCCCTGATCATGTACCCCGCCGCGTTCAGGTCTGGATTTCTGGCGTCAGGCATATTGACATAAGCCTGACAAGAAATCGTAAAACGACACGGAACGCAAACAGTGATCCGAACCTCTTCGCCCGCGGGCCGATCGAGGTCGGTATCGAATCGTTGTTCCCATTGCGGGGCCGATGGCTCCGGGCCCGAAAGGATCGCCAATCCGGCGAAGGGGTATTCGGGTTGCGGGGCCGATTGGTTCCGCCATATGGATTCTAGACCCGTGACATCCGCGAACCATGCTTGGATCGCGTTCTGGAAAGCTTCCATGTCGATCGGGGCGTTGACTGTCACTGTCCTATCTCCAAAGCCAAGACCTTGTAAAATCCGCCGTCGTCGGTCCAATCTTCGAGCGATTCGACTTGGTATTGATCACCATGCCAGAAGACAACGTCCGGTTGAAGCTTCGACTTTACATCCGCCGTTTGGAGCTTCGTTTGGGTGTAGATGACGACGGTTCCCTTCGTCCGTCTTCCTTCCGGGAGCTTGACCAGTTCGTGAGCTTGGGCGGGTTGAACAACGGCTTTGACGGTCATCTCGATCGGGCTCGGGTCTTCCCATCGCCCATGCGAATCATAAGCCCCGGGCGGGGTTCGCGTGATCTTGACGTCCGTCCACATACCGCGGATCGCTTGGGATATGCAGCAATCCATCAACCTTCCCCTTTCGGCTTCTCTCCGACGATCGCCGTGATCGAATTCCAAAGCTGACCCGTCCGAATCAGCGGAGTCTCTTCCCCGCCCTTCTCTTCGATGGTCGATTCAGCGAGCGGGGGCGGAATGCCGGAGCGGATCTTTTCGATGATATCGCCCCGATACTTCTCTCCGAGCAAAAGCAATTCCCCATCAACCCGCGGCGGGGAAAGCTTACCGTCGAAGAAATCCATTCCGATCTGGTCAAGCTCTTTTTTGTACTCTTGTTGCTTTTCGTCGAAGGTCGACCGCAAGAAAGACCGCTCCGGGGGTCGATTGTTCTTCGCGCCAAATTCATGGATCGTTGCGAGCCCCGCGTTCGTCATCCCTTCGTCGCGGGCTTCGGCGCCCTTCTCGCCCTGTACCCCAACGAGAGCGGCTCGACCCGACGTCGACATCCCTTTGACTATCTCAGCGAGCCCGAGCATTCCGCGATCCTTAGACACTAGCGAAGCCGTCAATCCGGTTTTGCCCTTCGGGCCGACCCCGCCCTTCGAGACGAAGCGACCTTGCGCGTCTCTTTGGGCAGGCATTTACTCGACCCCTCCATCCCTTCCGACAGAATCGGGTCCGCCCGGGATATCGTCCATCCCGACCTTGAAGTTGACCGGGGTTGCATCGGTATCCGAATCGAGAACCTCTTTTTCCGAAATCGACAACCCGCCGAAGCTCGGGAGAACAAGGGTCGAAGCCCCGCCGGTTGTCGTATCGTCGGGGTCAAGCTCTTTCGCCCGCGCCGCGTATGCTTTCGCGAGGTCGGAGCATGACCGGGAGACCCCGCCGACAGTCGTATTGACCTGACGGCTGAACTTCGCCGCAATCGCTCGACAACAAAGAGCCGCGGCAAGCTCGACTTCCGGGAACCTGGAAAGCGAGAACGCGATTTCTTCGTCTTGAACGAGCGGGTTCTCTTTGCAAGTATCCCCGATCAGGAACCTGACCTTGTCTCGCTCGTTCCGATTGGGGTCTCCCGAATAGTTCCAACCCATGACCTACCCCTTCCGTCTTCGACCGCGTCCGCTATTGGCTCCGAAAGCCGACTTCAAAGCTTCATGTAAAGATGGAGCCGACTTCGCGGGTTCCGTATACGGGACCGAAAGCTTCATCCCGATCGTGACAGGTTCGGAAGCGGGAGACTCTGAAAGCTCGGGTCGATCCGGAACCCATCGAAGGAATCCAGTTCGAACACAAGCTTTCAGAGTCGCCCAATGTTCGGCTTCAGGGATTGGATCGCCGGGGAGAACGTCGATCACTTTTCCGTTCCGAGAGATCTTCATTCGTCTTTTCGCGACCCAACCCATTGCCGAACCCTTCCATCAAGTGATGACTGCGGTGAAGAACGCGCCAAGCTCCGCGGCAACGAGCTTCATATCGTACGCCATCTCGCCCTCGACGCGATCCGAGCGAAGATGCTGCAAGCGGAAGCGAAGCATCCGAAGACCGTTCGCCCCGGCTCCGAGATACCCCGTCCAAGAGAACGTGTATCCCGCGGACGGAAGCATCAACGACGGACGGGGCGCCGCGTAGACGAGAAGGGCTTGCTTGCCGAACATCATTTCCAGGTCGTCGGTCGCCCCTTCCGCCGCGACGTTCTCGACGGCTCCGGCGACGAAGACGTTCTCGATCCCGAGAACGGAAGCGAGAAGCTCCGTCGTGACGATCTTCCGCTGCGTCACGGCGATCCGATCGAGGAAATCGGCATTGTCCTGAAGCGCGGCCCACACAAGCTCGGAGAGAACGAGCCCGTTCGGCCGGAACCCGGTCTTCGTCTTGACCGCCATCATTTCGGTTCGGATGTCTTTGATCGGGGTCGAATTGGTGACATCCCATTTCGTTGTCGGGGTGATATCGGTTCCGGTCGACGACCCCGTCCAAACCCCAGTCGTGAAATACTTCGCGGCCCAATCCTTCTCGCGGCGAAGCATCAAGCCCCGGGTGACGAATTCCGTTGAAGCCTGATCCAGGTTCAACGGAGCGTCGGCGTTCGCCCGAAGCTGATCGTCGATGTCCTTGTGAAGAGCTTGGACGTTCGCCATGTAGGTTGGGGTCGAATCGATTTCGAACCCGGACCCGGCGGATTCCTGGGAGAGCCCGCGAGGGCGAGCTTCGCTCCGGAACCAATTCCCCTTCGGGAACGTGAAGTATCGGTCGCTTTGCTTCGAGACCGGCACGTTCGGGAACACGCGATCGGCGATGAATTCGCTCTGATCCTGAAGATAGGCGATGGCAATGTTCGTCAGCGGCGCATTGACATGAACATCGCTCGGAGTCGGTTGCGGCATTGTCTTTCTCCTTTCGTTCAGACCGGCCCGTTAGGGCGCGATCCCCATGAGCCCGAGATGGACGGAAATCAACTCTCCCGCCGCGGACGATCCCGTGATCGCGCGACCCCGGAAGAACTGTCCGGTCGTCGCCGTGACGGCTTTGCCGAGAGCGTCGGAGGTGACCAGGGCTCCCGCCGCGACGATGTCGCCCGCGACGCACTTGGAGACTCCCGCCGCGGCGACGCTTGCCGCCTGACCCTGAAGCGGTTTGTCCTGTAGGATCCCGTCGACCGGAGCGGCGAGAGTAGCGTTCAGCG